ACAACAATACCGTTAAGGATATCATCGATGTAGGTGAAATCTCGTTTCATGTCCCCATAATTATACACGTCAATGGGTTCTTCTGCAAGGATTCTTTTAGTGAATTGGAATAGCGCCATATCAGGTCTACCCCAAGGCCCATACACGGTAAAGAAACGTAGACCAACCGCATGAAGTTTTGAAATCTTAAATTGACATTCGTTGATGTACTTAGTGTAAGCATACGCATTCAGTTGGTGACCCTGAACTTTATCTTCAGTCCAACCATTTTCACTGATAGGCGTTCCACCATATACAGAACTTGTAGAGGCGTAAATGACTTTAGTTTCGGGACTAAGTTTCTCCAAAAGTTCAATCAATTTTTGAGTACCATCAATATTGTTTGAATGATATTCAGGTTCCTTTCCAAAAGAGTCTCTAACTCCAGCATGGGCGGCTAAGTGAATCAGATAGTCGATCTTGAGACCCCTATCCATAATAATATCAAGAAAGTTTGCCCGCATATGCACGGGATCACGAATATCCATTTGAGCAATAGGGATACTAAATTGATTATGCCTTTTAGCCTTTAGTTTAGGCGAATATAAATGGTCATTGAAGTTATCAATACCAAATATATTATGACCAAGACCCTGAAGTTTCAGGGAAAGTTGCGAACCGATAAATCCGGCAGCGCCTGTTACTATAATTGTTTTACTATCCATTTCGGTAAATATACTCCAATGCTCTATCTGCCTCTACAATCAACGGGCGGTGTTCATACCAGTTTCCTGTCTCAGCATCAAACTGTTTACACATATCCGCAATCTGTTGTGCCGTTATCGGGTAACCACGCTCGGTAGCTTTACCCGCAACAGCCACCATTATTTGATACATCTTATGATACCAACCCGTGCCACTAATCTGCATGTATTCTGCACCAAGACTTTTTGGCCAGAATGGGCAGTCATGATAAGATGTCCAATTGAAGTTAGTATTATCTAGTTGTGATTTACGATGTTCAATCACAGCCTTCTGTAACTCTTCAGGTAATCTATCTAGGAAAGAATTACCTGTCTTTTCACGGTAAGGGTGTTTTGCAATCAGTTCAGATACGTTAAGCGCCTCGCCTTCGTTCTCAAAGAAGAATGAGAAAGCATTAGGGTATTCAGCAGGAACGTAGAACATACGTGCAAGGTCTTTGGTTTGGGGATCACCATTCTCACCAAGTTCAGTGTTCAATGCGAACCAGAAAGCTCTGATACGTTCACTCTCTACAGGTTCATCAAGACGGAACACGATTCGAAACTTTAAAGTACCTTCTCGGCTTGATGCTGTATTGTACACAACGTAGTCGTACTGCCCGAATTGTTCTCGCAACTGGAGTTCCAAGTTTCCCAAATCAGAACCAAAATCATGATCGTCAATATCAACGCAACACCAACTACCCCAATACCTAGTAGATTTATTAGAACGTGTAGAATTTGTTTGGAAAATAGCAGGACTAATAAGAGGACTAGAATTATTTCCACCTTTCTCACCTTTTAACTTAGATATCTTTTTTAACCAACCAACAAATGAAGGCCAAGACTTAAACGCCACGGTGTGGTTAGTCCTGTTATCATATTGGTTTTTGAACATTGTCAATTCGTACATTATAAACACATATTCTTATAGAGTTGAACTCCGTGAACCTTGGTCACGTCCTTGAAAGTTGCCGTATAATTCCATTCGTTTAATAGTTCTATTCTACCATCCTCAACGAACTTTGTCAAGCCTTCTTGAACGGAAGAGAGTTCTGTGTTATCGTATAACATATAAGGTGTCTTGAATTTAATAGAGACTTCGGTATCTACCTGAACGTCTTCTGTCCCATGATTACCGTCAATAAAGATGAAATCAAAACGGGTTCCACCCAGAAGATACAATATGGTAGGTGAAGGGGTCAGATACACACTCACGTTAGGATATAGTTTCTCCATTATGGGGCCGTACTCAACACCACGGGGGTGATAAGGACAACACGAAACTATATTACAGTCCGGCATCTTCTCTGCAAAGTAGGTTGTAGAGTGTCCGGCATAGAAACCAATCTCCAACATAGACTTCGGATTGATGATAGTCTTCACATCGTCAATCATAGCAAAGACTTCATCGGAGGGGGGAAGATACCCCCAACCATTTTCATCCCACATCAAATGATCTAAGTTCACGCAAAAAAGTCCTCTAGTGTGGCTTGAGGTTCTGAAGTCCAACCCACCGCATCAAGGATGGGCGTGAGGGGATCAAGGAACGTCTTATCAAACATCAAATCATAATCGATGTATTGGTGTAGACCAAGTTCCGGCGGAAGATTCAATGGGTAGGAGATAACATTCTCACCCAGACGGTTGGGTTGTCGCAGATAGACGAACTTGATCTTCTCACCGTTCTTGACCAGTTCGTACTGCTTGGTTAGGTCATTTTCCTTGATAGACTTGTTATAACACAAAGCGCCACGAACATGGATAGGACACCCCTTCTTGTAGACGGTGTTACGATCAGACCACTTGTCGATCTCCGACACTCCACGAGGGAACGAAACTTCTTCGGGAGGAAGGTTCCTAAATTGGGACTTAAAGTTCCTAATATAGGACTGAGTGTCTGATTCGGAACCTTCCACGATGACCCGAAAGATTTCCTGAAACTTGTCCCGCACGATCTGAGGCGTACTGGACTTGACTGCTTCAATACCCATCATCTTGAGTTTGGGTTTGGCGTACTGGACACCCTCGTTGTTGTGGACGTTCAGGATGTAACGTTTCTTGGCCATCCAGATGCCACGGTCTGCGATTACCTCACGTCCCATCTCCATACGGTTGTCATAGGCAGACGTGACACGTGCAAGTTCCGCATAGGATTTCTCCAGAACCTTTTCGAAGTGATCGGAACAAATCTTGTCCAGAAACTTCACGGGGTCTTTGGGACTGAACTTCTCAACCAGAGAACTCATCCGAATGTAAAGAGAGTCAGTGTCAATCGCAACAACGTAGTCTTCATCAGTCTGGAGGAGTTTGTTCATCTCCGCATTGACGGCACGTTCTGCCCACTTGATCGACAACTGACCCGCAAGGGTGATGGACTCCGCAACCCGTTGGTCAAAGTAACGGAACCAACGATTACCCAACGCACCATAGAGAGAGTTCATCAGAATCTTGATGGCCATCTGCTGGTTGTTGAGTGACGTGATCTTGTTATCCAGTTCCCGTGTAGGATTGGTCTGGTATTGTTGTTGTAGTTTCAACATCTCCTTCTTGATCACACGGCGTTCATCGTAGTACTTCTTAATGATACTAGGGATCACACCCTCACGGCTGTGGGTGAACTTAATCCCAGTAGGTGCGACAGAGAAAGAACTGCCCGACATATCAACGTTGCCTGACAGGAAGGTGTCTACCGACACGTCATTATAGAAACCGTCCATGACAGTCTCGGGCGACATGTTATACTGAACAATGATGTTGGGATACAGAGAGTTCAAGTCGAAAGAACAAACCCAATCATGAGACCCCACCTGTGGGTCTTTCACGTAACCGCCAGGATACGGAGTCTTGACCTTCTCAACCTTGGGAGGAACCGCCACCTTCTGTTCGTTCAGAATGCGGTAGATGATAGTATCCCAGATGTTGGTGGTTCCCATAGTGTCATTGTAGTTAACACCCCCACGATAGGCCATGGTGAGAACCAGAGAGATCAGGTCAAGTTTCTCGTCCAGTTTCTCTACGAGTTCAACGTCCTTGATGTTGTAGTCAATAAACTTCTGGAAGTCAGTCTTGTACAGGGCGTACAGTGTACCGTGTTCCTCATAGGACAGTTTACCCTCACCCAACACAACCTGTGCGATATGGTCAAGGCGATAGGACTCCTGTTGTCCCAGTGTGTTGTAGGTAAACTTCTTGAAGACTTCTAGGTAGTCCAGTTGTTCGATACCCTCAAGATTGTATTCCTGAAGTTTCTTACCATTGATGGTTGGGTTGCCCTCACGCACCAGACCCCACGGTGACATTTTCTTCACCATGTCATCACCAAGGAGTTTACCAATACGGTTGACCAGATAGGGGATATCGAAGAACCGTGTGTTCCAACCCGTAACAATATCTGGTGAAGTTCGATGCCAGTGATCGACAAACTTCATGAGGAGTTGTGCCTCAGAAGCGCACTTCTCATAGATCACGTCTTCGCCTGCATCGTAGTCGTACAGACCCCAGACCCGATACGGGCCTTTGGTGTTCTTGACAGTGATGGCGATGACAGGATAGTTTGCGGATTCTGGTTCAGGGAAACCTTCGTCTGAAGCCACCTCAATATCGATGGTGCAGACATCAACCCACTCACGATTGAACTTGATGGGAGTGGGGAAATTCTCAGCGATGTACTGAGAGATGTAGTTGTTCATCCCAAAGATTTTGAAGTTGGGTACATCTTCGTACCGCTTCTGGAAATCGGTAGCCTCCTTCATGGATTCGAACTTGAGAGGTTCTACATGAGTGCCATCGATACCACGCCAACCAGACTGTTTCTTATCGGATTGCACGTATAGAGTGGGTTCGAACGGAACCCGTTTTTGAATTCTTTTGCCACTCGCATCGTAACCACGGTGTAGAATGTTGTTACCATAACGAACTACGGAAGTATAAAACATGGATATCCTTGTATCATGTATGAGTCATTTCACTGTAATATGCATTATACATGAGTCAACATGTACTGTCAAGCTTAATCCAACACCTTCATATAGTGGTGCCGAACCCAAGGTTGTTCTATCCACAGGTCTTTGTACCTATGGTGGTCTTGAGTAACCTTCAATCGTTTTGATACACACTGTGTGGTGGGTACGGGTACGTTGTAGACATCCCGATTGGGGTTTGGTTTATTATATGGCTGAAACACGTCCTTACCAAAGTACAGGGTATCACACTCGTTCCAAGGATGGACTACGGTATTATCCATAAAGTCGATATTTCTTTTTCTCAAATAGTGTTCTGTATAGTTCTTAAACAACCGCTCCATTATACCATATGGGCCACCATTAATCCAGAACTTTTGATCGTGTAATAGAGAATACATCCACCCCGCACAATGTTTACTCATACTATAACACCCCATGAACAAACCAATATTTGCGTAGCGAATGTTCTTTCCTGTTATGTAATCAAGAAGATTCCTAAAGGTATCGATGTGTTCTTCCAAGAGATAGGTGTCGTGTTCCATGATCAGGAAACGTTCATCAGATTGGCCCTGCAACTTCATGAGTTCCCAGTGTGAACACATACCAGCTTTTTCTGTGGGGGAATGGTCATCAACGGGTTTACCGCTGTCTATCGTGGCGAGGGAAGGTCTCCAGTCATACTTTGCAACGTATTCATCAAAGTCTGGATGTTCTGGAGTGATAGCATCAAAGGTGTGGAACTCCAGAGTCCCGTCATCGATCAGAGGTTTGAACGACTCACGAGATATCTCCATATATTCTACTGATATAGGATTGTTGGTACAGACAATTTGGTGTACTTTCATAATATTCCCCATAAAGAACGGGGGGCATACACCCCCCCGTTTTATTTACAATTGACTTAGGCTCTGGAACATGAGGGCGACTGTTGCAACAAACAACACCAACATGCCAACAGACTCAAAGTACTGATCAATTTTTTTCATTTAGTTTCCTCGTTGAAAGATCACTTAATTTCAATCTTACGAGGTCTCTTCTCTTCGGGAAGTTCAAACTTCAACTGAACGGACAGGATTCCATCCTTTAAAGAAGCACCGTCAACAAAGACGTATTCGGATAGCCTAAACACTCTCTTGAACTTCTTCTGCGAGATACCTTTATGGATGTAAGTAGGTTCTGTAGAGAACTCCTTATCGATCTCACCTTTGACGGTAAGAGTACGTTCATCCTGTTCGATCTCCAGATCGTTCATAGTAAACCCTGCAACTGCGATTTCGATCAGATAATCGTTGTCACTCACCTTCACAATGTTATGTGGAGGATATGTATCAGTGGCGTGTTTGGCAACCCAATCAAGTTCTTGAAACAGGTGGTCAAAACCCACAAACGAAGAGCGAGGGAAAAGTGTGTTTGCTTTAAGATTAGTCATTTGGTTTTCTCCTTAATTAAAAGCAAGATTAAATGTGAACCAGATTATTCTGCATTCACACCCCTATATATACCATAAGTAAACACGTTCTGTCAATAGTAGGAAAATTTTTATGTTGCCATTTCAAGGTGTCACAGTAACCGCCGATTCCGCATCGTTGGTCATTCCGAATAGTACAATCCAGTATGAGCCGGGGTTTGTCGAAGTCTATGTGAATAACGAAAAATATTCCACCGACAACTGGACGGCAAATCAACTCAGTACCGACTCTGATCAGAGGATCACAGTAACAGGACTTACCTCTGGAGATGTGGTTAAGGTTCGAGCGAAGTACGTCACCTGTACCGCCGACCCTCAACTAACATTCCCTAAATTAGGCCAGAGTATGCAAGTCATCGAAGAGGGAACCAGTTCCTCTCCGCCTAAGTTGGGTTACGCTTCTGCTGGAATGATTGGGGTTCCGTATTACTTTGATGGAATTGTAACACAGTACCAAAACGTGAACTGTCCCCAAGGGAGTTATCTGGCAGGGCCTACCGGAGGATACGTTACGGGTGGAGGTTTCTCTAGTCAGGCACTAACGACAGGAACCGTTCTGAAAATGGACAGTGACAACAGCGTCATAATTTCAGGCCCAACCGGAACAGTTGCAATCCTTAACGTTCCGATTGGACATTCGCCTGGCGGTACTTCGGCCTAAAAGTACGTAGATGGGTCAGGATGACCCTCAACCCCAAATGAAAAACTCACTCGACTTTTACGAGGAAGCACTTGATGGTGAGTTCCTCGTGGAATCCATACGTACATGCCCGGCTCAAAGTCAAACTCTTCATCGTTGTTATGACCCTCGACTTTCAGTCCTACCGTACCGATAACCTGAACCAAGAATACGTCCATAGAGTCCTTATGCCAAGGGTAACTGTCCGACTCTTTACCAAATCCGGTGAAAGCAATATTGGTGATTGAACGTTTATCTCCATGAAGAGAAAACACATCAGCCATTTCGTTGACAATATCTCTTGCAAAATCGGGAGCGGAACTTCTCATATGGAAACTGTTCAGACCAATTCTAAACTTGTTGCTGTTAGAATCAATCAGATTGTCGGGATGATTATCCAACAAATCCATGTGTTGATTCCAGTTGTAAAGTTCCACAGTCCCTTCGGGAAGTTTACCTAAGAACGGTGTTTTGGAAGCGATGTATTCATCTTTATCATAAAATATATCAAAGTTCATTACTTGTTACCGATATTATACTTGGGACACAACTCCCATTCATCTTTTTCCTTAAATCCAATGATCTTAATTTGTCGCATAGGCGCACAATCGTTTGCAATCTCATGGTTTTGAATATCGACAAGGCCCCAGTCTTGAAGTAGGGTTGCGATAGTATTTCTTCTTTGTATGTCCGACAATTCAAGATTGGACTTTTTGCCGTCTAACATAAACAGTTCTTTGAAGTGTACGATAAAGTACCTACCCTGTTTATGAAGAATATGACAAGACTGGAATAACTTCTTTTCTTTACGAGAAGCAACACCAATACGAGTAAGAGTTTCTCTAACCTTCAAAAAGTCATCTGGTTCTGTCAGAGTGACTTCCAACATTTTTGTTGGATTCCATTCAACTAACTTGTTTTCTTCCACCTTTATTCACCTTATTTTTTATAAATTGTAATTGTTGGGAAGAGAGAAGAGGGATTACTTGGCGGGCCTTTTCATTGTTATACCCATAATACTCTTTTACTACTTCCACGTCATTTTCAACGGTGGGCTTCACCCACTTAGAGAAACGCTTGCGTTTCCTAACAATATTTATAAAAAACTCATATTGTAAACGGTTGTCAATGTGGTGGTGAATATTCATTGCATTTGCGACACCAACGGTGTCTTGGAAGTATGACAGACTACGATTAACCACAAACGGTACGTAAAGTTTCTCTTCGTCTACACCTTCCATGAGGTTTTTCTTGGTAGTGTTGATACTATTCAAGAAATCAAACGGACTAATCTTCTGTCCAGCCATAATCATAATCCTCTTCGTAAATTCTCATTATACGCTTTTTCTGGTCTGTTGTCAAGGAGTCTACGCCTCCAAACCATTGTCCACTCGTTTTGTTAGAATGAATCCTGTCGATTTTCTTAGTGGCGCCTGTCTTAACCCTTAACCACTCTAACATTACACCAAAGTTACCCATCTTAAAAATCTTATCGTACTGTCCGGTATTTCCATGATAATATGTTTGTGTGAAAAAGTGACTATTCTGAATGTCGCCTCGCCACACGCCATGGATAATATCATCAAGTTTTTCAGGCAGAATATCTACGTCTGACATGTTTTCAAGTTTTTTTAGGTTCTCTAAGGTCAACTCTTCATCAGATGTCAGAAGTTGGGAGTTTTTAACATACTCCTGTTTAATATATTCACAAGCTGACATGAAGCGTTTGACCGGATCACGTGCTACCGCAACCCTAAAAGAATTTTTTCTAAAGGGAAGTTCCGGTTTATATCCATACTTATTAACCTGTTCCCATCTCCAGTTCTTGGTTGCCATCAACAGCGACTCAGGATTTGATTGAGACTGTTCTACATTATGGATGTACAACAACGCCCACTTGATTGTACTGATACCGTTCTTCGGACAAATTCTGAAATCAATATCGTTTGGAAAGTAGAGCACATTTTCCGTAGGCGTCATCGTTCCTTTAAGTCGTTTGCGTAAGATTTTTCTCAATTCTTGTTGATAGATTTCACTAACGTTGTTCATATCCGATTTATTCCTATACCACACTTTTGCAGAAATTCAACACCTAAAGTGCCTCTCGGATAGTCGTTTCTGTAATACACATTGGAGATACCGCTCTGGTAGATCAATTTGGCACAATCTAAACATGGAGCTACAGTGGTATATAGTGTGGCACCTTCACAAGATTCGTTACTTTTTGCAACTTTTGCTATAGCGTTTGTTTCTGCATGTAGGACTTCTGGTTTTGTTTTCAAACCAAATAGTCCCTTTGAGTCCTTGAACGGAAACCTTTCCTTAATCTCCTTTGGCGTCATTCCTTCGGTTGTTTCTTTGGTAACATAAAGGTTATCTTCACAATTGTTATCCCAACCAGAAGGCATTCCATTATAACCAATCGAAATGATACGGTTGTCTTTTACAATAACACACCCAACATGAAGTCTACGAGCAGAGGAAAGTTCTGCATAGTTCTCTGCCGCTCTCATGTGGGCCAAATCCCACTTACTTAACCTCTCTGTCATCTTTCACCCCAAAAGGAATATATTTGTACCACACTCGTTCGTGATAGTAGTACAGAATCATCTTTGTAAAAACCTCAAATCCGGCAATCATTCCCGCCCAGTCAATCTGTCCTGTAATTAACCAAGCCAATAGGAAGGTATCTGTGGTAGCGACCACTCTCCACGTAAGAGTTTTAGCTAAATGTCTAGACCTACTTACCAAGACCTAACGCCTCCCTAATCTTGGGAGGGAAGTACGTATCGGGTTTCATGACCTTACCTGTATCCGGATTCTTCAATAGAACACCGTTCTGAACCTTACTCATGTTAGAGTCCCAGACGGCATTCCAAACCTTATAGAAGTCAATACCCAGAGTACTTGAGAGTCCCATGATGACCCACACCATGTCCGCAATTCCATCTGCAACTTCCACCACATCTTTATTCTTGAAGGCTTCCTTGGTCTCGTTGAACTCTTCCTCAATCAAATCCATATAGAGTTTGGCGTGAGGTTCATCAAACATTACGGTTGGGTCTTCAGGGATAGTATACCTGAGTGGTTGCTGTGCGGCAACCATAAACACATCTACATCTTCTTGGGGACTAAACCCCTTCTCGTTCTTTTCCATATCAGTTCCAGTTTTTAATGATATTACCTACAATGAAAGCATTAGTGATGATGGCCTGCAAAATGATTAGTGTTCTTACCCATGCAACAGCATCAGATTCATCATCATTGACAGAGGCTTTCTCACCTAACGCCTTAAACCAAATCCGTTTGATCTTTTTCATCACGAATTCTCATCTTCTCCAAACTCAACTTATCCTTTAGAGACATCAGATATGCTGCGGCGGCCAGTATCAGGATTGCTCCACTTTCACCAAGAAGTTGCAACTCCTGCATCTCCTTACTATGTAGAATGATCAATCGACACAGAGCGGTGATTGCAATGATGATGGGAAGAGTGACGGGAATCCTACTGGTACTATAGAAAGCACCGATCATTCCGATCACCTCAACAAAGATAAAGAGCATAAAGAGATCGGCCAGATACACATGTTGTGCTAACCACATCGTCCATATTTGTTGACCCACGGCGATACACGTTGCCACACCAATAATGGCCAAGAGGGACTTCTCAGCCAAGATAGTAGTCCAGTGAAGTTTGTTGTTCAATTTAAACATCTCACTTAATTTCAACCCCCGCCATGATCTCAGTCATACAGGCAACCAAATTCAGTTCATGATCTGCAACAAACGCATTCTTGTATTGATAATCAGCAAGGATCAATACGAGTTGTGGGATCGAATGTGGTTGAACGTGTTCACCCATCATGTCATAGATTCCACGGAAAACCGCTGAGGGTTCCACATCCATATTGTTCACAACCCAAGAACGCATCTTCTTGAAGTCCTTGTCCTTGAGTGCCTTGAAAAGGATATTGTAGTTATCATTTGCATCATTAATGATAACCGTAGTTTCCAATTGACCAGAGATAGAGTGACGTTGCAACTCGTTGAGTACACGCCTCCAGTCTGGAGAGTGACGCATGATAACTTGTGCAAGAGTATCCTTGTTGTAGGCAACACTCTCAAGCTTGAGAATATCGTCTGCACGTTTCATGAACTCCGAACAGAGTTGTGCCTGCACCTTCTTACTGAAGTTGAACTCGTAATTAGAACAACGAGAGTGTAGGGGTTCGATGACCTTGTTCTTGAAGTTACAGGTCAGGATGAACCGACAGTTCGAAGAGAACTCTTCGATGAACCCACGGAGAGCGGGTTGCGTAGATTGGGGATTGAGGTAGTCCGCTTCGTCTAGGATGACTACCTTGTAACCACCTGTGAGAGAAATAGACGAAGCGAACTGTTTGATCTTACCACGAAGGGTATCGATGTTACCCTCTTCTGAACCGTTGACAATGATGTAGTCAAGTCCCAGTTCATCACAGATGGCACGTGCGACAGTAGTCTTACCAGTACCAGCAGTACCAGAAAACAACATGTTTGGAATCTCACCACCATCCACAATCTTCTGAAAAGTATCTTTCAGTTCTTTGGGAAGAATGGTTTCACTAACTTTACGGGGTCGGTATTTCTCCACCCACAAGAATTCATCACGCATGTATGTTCCTCACATAATATAAAATATACACATAGTGTACCATACGATACACTCACTGTCAATAGAAAAAGGGGACTTTCGTCCCCTTAATCAGTTTGTAAAATTCTGAGAGACTAACTTGTAGACTTCAGACTTCTTCATACTGGACTTAACTCCAACGATTTCACAATCCTTTGCGACTTCAAGAAGTTCAGCCTTAGTCATATCCTTAAGAGGTTTAGCGGGTAGGTCATAGGAAGAAACTTCCTCTACCTTCGGTTCCTCTTTCGGTTCTGTCCTAATACCAGCATCATCCATTGGAACAATCTTTGGGTTTCTGGTAATTAAATACATAAAAACCAAAAATCCAACTACGGTTACCAATGCCGTTACAACTACTGCATCAATCATAATCTAGACTCCTGTAGGTCTTGTGGGTTTTTCACGATTACCACTAATGTAATCGCTATATTCATTATATAGTGCGAGAAAATGTTTGTTTTCCTGAACCATTGCTTGTAACTTCTGTGAAGCTTCACGACCACGCCGATGCACATTTCCATCGTCACTGTACATATAGTACCAGTCATGTTTCTCCATGATATCGTACAATTCTTCAATAGTCAGGTTATGTTTCATTTCTCACACTCCAGAAAATGTGTCTTCCAAGTTGGACTTCCTTGTCCATCCTTCTGTTCCATCTAGGGTTAACGTAGTCAGCATGATAGAACAAAGAACCCTTGGTGATATCATTACCTTCACCACTTGCACGGTCTCTTGCTACATCCGACACAACCTTATAAATCGAAGTATAGGCCTTCCAATTACGGGGAATGTCGGAACGTCCATCACAGTACCAACTAAATTGACATCTGTTCCTAAGAGGTTGTCCATCCCTACCTTCTACGGACTGATAGACAACTTCACATACAGAATTGGGGAAAAGATTACTCTCCACCCTATTCAGAACTACTTGGGTCACACCGATCTGTCCAGCAACAGGTTCATCCCTTGCTTCAAAATAAGCGTTCGTTGCAAGACATTCGATATCCCTCTCAGAAAAATAGCCATCCCCGCCAATAGCCTCCGAATCGAGAGAGAGTGATTGAGCGGAAGCAGAACCGCTGGCGGAGATGGCCTCCTCTAGACTATCCAGTCTAGAAGAAACTTGATTAATTAAATATACCTCAAATCCAAGTATAGCAGAAAACAGCAAAACGATTGCTGCATACTGAAGATATTGTTTATTACTAGTCATGTTTAACCTTTCGTTATTGACCAGACGAGTAGATTAAACATTCTAAAAGATGGAGCGGAGTGGTGGAATCTCACCACCCTACGGTACAGGGAATGTACCACTGTCATAGACCCTCCGCAAACAATTTATTACGCTGCACGTTTCTGTTCAAGTTCGTCATACGTGAGGATGCTGCCATCCTTCATCTCGTAGAAACACTTGTAAGAACCTTCCTCACGGACGTTACCCTCAAGGATAACCCACGCTTCGGTCTTAGCAGCAATATCGCCACGCATGTAACCATACTCATCATCATTGATGGTGTGGCGAGTGGCAACCCAACCCAGTTCCTTGTTGTACTCAAGGATAATGGGAGTCTCCCACTTCTCCCAAGGGGTTTCGTCATCGCCGACTATTTCCCAGTCAAGGATGTACTCCTGAAAATAATCGTTGTTTTCTTCAACGATCTTGGTCAGGTTAGGGATACCCTTCTCAAGAATGCGATTGACGTTCGCAGATGAGAGGTTGGGTACGACATAGGCGTTACCGCCCTTGTACTTCCAATAGTACTCTCCAGTGAAGCCGTTATGAGCGGCATAGTTTTCACGGATTTGGGTTTGGATTACAAGTTTCATAAGTCACCTCTCTCATCAGATTACGTATACACTATAACCTATCAGGCAGGGAATGTCAAGCGCTTTTTTGTATTTTTTTCACTAATTCCTTAAAATCTTTCAGATGGAGACTGTTTGGCCCATCCGACAATGCATTGTCCGGATCAGGGTGAACCTCAAAAAAGAAGTTCTCCACCCCCATGGCCGCTGCTGCGGATGCAAGGGGAATAATAGCAGACCTATCCGAACTGTCTACTCGTGCTGGATTTTGTACACTGTGCGTTACATCGAAAACGACATCAGGATAATTATTTATCATATAATTAAGTCCAACAAAGTCCACAACCAGTCTGTTGTAACCAAAAGAAGTTCCTCGTTCTGTCAACCAGACTTCCTTCGCATCCTTGGCTTTATCAAGAACGTCTTGACAATCATACGGGGACATGAACTGACCCTTCTTGATGTTAACGATCTTACCACTCCTCGCAGCGGCCACAATAAGGTCTGTCTGTCGAGACAACAGGGCAGGAATCTGTAGAACATCAACACAGGCGCCATGACGATTCGCAATATCAAACACCTGATATGTGTCGTGAACATCAGTCAGCGTTTTAAGGCCGGGAATCTGTTCTTTCATCACCCAGAAGTGATTCATGGTTTCCAGACAACCAAGTCCACGGGGACTGTACAGTTTACTTCGATTCGCCTTGTCGTAGGACGCCTTGAAGTAATAATCGATTCCATATTCGTCACACACCATCTTACAGTAAGACGCAATCTCCATAGACATCTCTAGAGATTCGTGTTGACAAGGCCCTGCAATAATTCTCATACCAACTTATTCCTCAAATTCCAAGCGTGTACGTCAGCCACTGTGTTAATTTCCACACCATCAAACTGAGTCTCATATACAGATATTGGAACTTCGTTTTCAATCCATCGAAGCTGTTCCAGACTTTCAATTTCTTCATATAGACTTGTCTCCCAACTATGGTAATCTTTTAGCGCTTCTTTTGTATATCCATATACACCAAGGTGACGGACTCCGTAATTGATGTCACGAGCAAACCAATGGGCAACACTACCGTTATGTACCATCTTAACGTTGTTGCGATTCTTCTGTTCACTTTCCGTCATCTTAGTATATAGAGTAGCCACTTCTGCATCATCGTTATGCAAACCGTGTACCAACATGTCAATCATGTTTGTGGTCACATCAGGCATATCTCCCTGAACATTGATGAAGTAGTCATACTGACTTAGTTCTTCAATATAAGCAGCCGAAGCGCAACGTTCTGTTCCGTTAGAATAGTACACAGAATAATCAACAACGGTTTCGAAACCCTTTACAAGTTTCGCAACTCGTACATCATCTGTTAGAACATAAACGGGATACCCAGTCCTTTCACAAGCTTCCGCAACCCTTCGGACGAGAGGAACGCCTCCAAGTTTTACAGTAGGTTTGTTAGGCAAACGCCTGCTGGAGAGGCGGGCGGGAATTAGAATTGCAGTGTTCATAATATAACTTTCATTGGTACGGGTAGCCGGACTTGAACCGGCACACCATAAAGGCGAGAGATTTTAAGTCTCTTGTGTCTACCGATTCCACCATACCCGCACAACTGGCGTCCTCTGAGAGATTCGAACTCCCGACCTAGTGCTTAGAAGGCACTTGCTCTATCCTGCTGAGCTAAGAGGACAGTGATTGCAGAACGTTTTCTGGATTTGAAACTTCATAGGGATCAGATGGACAGTTGTCACGCATACCGGCTTCCACCCAAGATTCTTCAATAACAAGGTTGTCGATCAAAGATGCATAACGCCAAGAACGTTTACCAAAACCAAGATTGGATTTGTCAACCAACATACCCATACCTTCAGCAAAGTCTCCGTTACCATCAGGCAACATCTTAACATTCTTAATACCAAGTTGGCAAGCCCATTGGTACATAGAAAATGCATCGTTTACGGAAGTACACCAAATTTCATCAACACCCGCTTGAACGAACTCATCATAGAGACGTTCAAAGTTAGGCAGTTGTTCGTTGGTACAAGTAGGGGTGAATGCGCCAGGCAGACCAAAGACGATAACTCGTTTACCGCCAAAGAGTTCTGTCGTAGTCTTCCGAACCCACCGGAAGGGATTGTCCCCTCCGATAGACTCGTCACGTTCACGCATGTGAAATACTACGTCAGGAACGTAGTCGGGCCACCATCCGGCCAGGGCGAGCTGTGACATTACTTCGTCTCACCAGTCTGCTCAGACTGGAAGGCTTCTGCCAACTGGATAACCTGTACCGCCTGATCACGGAGTTGGCCGATAGTAGAGAGTTCTTCTCCCTTAAATCCACCACGTTGTACCACAGTGTCAATCACTGCAATGGTAGAACGTGCCACACGGTTACCAAGTTCATAAATCTGAGTGTGGTCTTGAGTTGCTGCTTTAGTCATTTTAGGCTCCATAAGTAGATGATTTTTCAAGTGCAATAAAGTATTCAATGTCAGACTGCTTACTAGCGAATCGACTAATCAATCGGGAAGAGATTGATACATCGAAATCTTCGTTAACAATCTTAAGATTGCTCACATTCAGAATAAGGTTGAAATCAACCCCCGCTGGATATGACCCATCGACATCAATCGAAAAAGTGTTACTGGTGTTGTCCTTGACATCAACAACAGAAATCTGAATAGCACCATTATTAGGCGTGATTGAGATTTGTGTGTGGCCAAGAGCTTGTGCAGCACGCTTGATTCGATTCAATGTATCATTATCTAGAGTGAACTTAACCTCGCTTTCAGGCATAATAACATCTTTCGATGGTTGTGTCAAGAGGTCAGGATCAGAAAAGAAATATTTGATACGAGAACGACCCGTTGAGTCACCCACTACCACATAGTCCTTTTCAAACTTAAGATTTGGTCGATCAACCAAAGAGAGTACACCAAGGAACTCATTGAGGTCATAGATGCCAAACCCAACTGGAAACGATTCCTCAATAGAGGTCTTAGAAAAAAGATTCCTCGCTACAGAAACCGTGTTCAGTACCTTCCCTTCATTGATAACAATGTTGGGATTAATAGTTGCATAATTTTTAAGTACCGACATGGTACGATCAGACAGTTGCATTATATACTCCGCTTATAGTTTAGTCAACCAAATTTGTAAACTTTTTCTGAGGTTGCCCTCATACACTGGTGTAGTCTTGTGATGAACATCAGCCTCTAGAACGACAGCCCTGTTATATGCAGGCGTCACCCTTTCGACTGAATCTTTATCATCAATATCCATAGTATACAGAAACTCACCACCTTTGTCAAGCCCCCATTTGCGATTTAAATATACAGTCAATGCACCGTGCCTTCGGGGATCAAGTTTCGGTGAGTAGTCACAATGCCAGTTAATTCTAGACTGTGGTGTCCAGATATGGAACATCGGCCCATAAACAACCTTGTATCCATATGGTTCAACCAAACGGTTAACAAGACGAGTCAACCATTCATCAATTTTGGCATTGTTCTTATGGATTTCATGGATCAGAACAAGATATGGTGTCTCCGTATCTTTTCCATCAATACGATTTAATTGAGCTCCCCAGTCAAACATATTACAATTGAACTTATGTTTGCCTGCGGCCTCGTTTTCATACAAGACCGAATTTAGGTAACCAGAAATTTTCTGGATGTCCTTGTCTTCAAAGAAGTTGTCCACGATATGAATCTTACCCATTACGCAGCTACCCGCATCTTACTGAAGTTCCTCTCTTTAACAAATTCAATCTTGCGTTGGAACTGTGCGTCCTCTAGTTCAGACTTGTGAGAGATTACAAACACGTTGGTTTCTTCTCCCAAAGTATGCAGGATTTTCATCAGGTTGTCAACCCCATCCTCGTCCAGAGACGAATCAAAAGTCTCATCAAGAATCAACAGATTGGTGGCGACAGAGTTCTTCATCTTAGCCACCTGTCTCCACGTAAACAACAGAGACAGATCGATACGTTGTTTCTCACCCTCTGAGAATGAGTCATACGAGAATGCGTCACGATACCGTGAACGGATAGTTTCGTTGAACCCTTCATCAAGATCAAAGTGAACAAAGAAGTCTAGAATCTGTAGGTACTGATTAGTCAACTTATTAATAACAGGTAGGTACTGTTTAATGATCTTGGTTTTGATACCAGTATCCTTAAGAAGTTCTGCACTTACTTGCTGATAAGAATAGTCTTCGTGTAGAGTATACTTGGCATTTTGTTTTGATTCTAATTCAGAGTTTAAGGCCTGTAGTTCAGTATTAGCCTTTTGTAGATCACCACTGTTCTCTGAGAGAGAATTCAGTTCATCACGAATACGTTCAATCCTCTTGTTCAAAGAGGAAATCTGTTGATTGTTATTGTTGATTTCATTCTGCAATTCACGGACAGTATCCATCTCAGCATGAAGTTCAAACAACTGTTGATCAAACTCTCTCATCTGAGAGTCTGACTTGACCATAGCTTCATTCAGTTCTTTTGCACGTGCGTTAGCATCGTTCTTCTTAGACTCACGTAAGTCCTCTGCAATGTGTTGGTCACAGGTAGGACAGTGTTCATTGTTTTCAAAGAACTGTGCTTCCTTGACCACAGACTTAATCTGAGACTTAAAGGTAGACTGATAGGTCAACAGTTTCTCACGTGATGCAGAAACCTTCTCAAGTTTCTTTGAAACCTCTTCCTGTTGTGTCGAGGCTTTGGCCATGTGTTCTGTGTTGAAGTCTTGTAGTGTCGTAATCTCCGCAAGTAGTGCGGTGATCTCTGCCTCTTTCTCCTTACGATGTGCTGTGTTTAGGGCAGACAGATCACGAAGATACTTCTTCTGTGCATTAATCTTGGTCTTGACCATCTCAATATCATGGCCATTCTCACGGATTCTCTCCTTGAGAATCGACATCTTTTCCTTCAGAATCGTATTCATCTTGGAGAACATGTTGATATCGAGCAAGTCCTCAATGACTTCTCTTCGTGAAGTTGCTGCAAGTTGCATGAAAGGAACGAACGAAGACGAACCCAGAACAACAATCTGGTGAAACGACTTGTGGTTCAACTTCAGGATATTGGTCTCTAGGATTTGTTGATATTCCTTGGCATGAGAACTTTGGTTCATCATGTTATCATTAACCCAAATCTCAAACTTATTGGGCTTGATACCTCGGACGATCTTATACCTAACAGAACCGACTGAGAAAAGAACCTCAACCAGTGTTCCCTTACCGTTAATAGAGTTCACTAGTTGAGGTTTGGATATCTTTCGGTGGGGTTTACCGAACAATCCAAAACTAAGGGCGTCAAGCATCGTTGACTTACCCGCACCGTTCTGACCCACTACCAGAGTAGTAGGTGACGATTCAAAATCAATCTCTGTAAAATTATTGCCGGTAGAAAGAAAGTTCTTCCAACGAAGTTTCTCAAACTTTATCATACTGCATTTTCTCTGCAATGCCTTCTTTGACTTCAGGACGGCCATTATCGCATACTTGACCCGTCTTGTCAAGACTTAATTCTTCTGCCCCACACCAATTGCAAGGTTCGCCTTTACCGACAGACATTAGTCCATTATATTTACAGTTGTGTTCCCACATTTCAATCTTCTTTCCGAAAATAGTATCCCAGTTATCAGAGAAGGTTTTTTGATCTTTTACTTTACGGGGTTTGCTCCCCTTTCCTCCATGCCATTGAGACATCACAAAACCTCCATAGTTTGTGCTTCCGTCATAAGAATTGATATCTCTTTCTTAATGCGGTTCTTGTCCAAGTCAGTCGCCACATTGTCAATGTATTGGTATACAAGTGTCTCGGTATCGTCAATGGATACGTTGACATCTCCAACATTCTCGCCAATAAATTCCTTAAAGTCTTCTACGATTTTCAGTTCATGAATCTTCTGGCTTTGAACACGATCAACAAAACGTTCAAACTGGTAAAGGTCACCCTTATCCACCACAATCAACTTAACAAACTTATTGTCCAGATAACGAAGGTCTTTGAACTTGTTCATTTTAGTATGATCATAGTATACCTTTTCAAAGATTGTTAAAGGGTTCTGCACCGCAGTAAGTTCTCTTGTTTCAGTATCAAGGATGTGGAAGTACTTGGCGTCACCACAGTCATTCCAGAAGAATTCCATCTGAGACCCAAGGTAGTGAATGTTACCTTGTGTGGACTTCGCATGGAAGTGGCCTGTCAGAACCATTTCAAACTTATCAAAGTGTGCGGGAGACATACCATCATGACAGGGCATACCACGTTGCATGTCAAACCCCACCAACTCCAAGTGTGCGCCGATTATTGGGGCCTTACACGTCTCAAGAAACTCAAGTGTTGCTTTTTCGTTCTCAGGGTTGATCCAAGGTATCAAAGCAACATCTAAGTTGCTATACTTCATCACCGTTGGTTCCATGATCACGTTCACTTCATTCATGTAGTGACCAAGGAGTTCTTTGAGAGAGTTTAGATTGTTGGTGTTCTTGTAGTACGTGTCATGGTTGCCCGGAATGATATCCATAGTGATACCATACTTACGCAACTTCTCTAGGAAAATCTTACGGTTGTGATTCAAGGCCTTGAAGTTGACGGTCTTACGGTTATCGTAATAGTCACCAAGGTGAATGATTTGTTTGATATCATTCTCTAACAGATATGGAAAGAACACCTCTGAGTAGAAGCGTTCTTGATAATCCATAAAAATGTCAGATGAGTTTCTAATACCCGCATGGGTATCGTTAAGAATCGCTATCTTCATAATATACCTATTTGACTATAATACTTGACAGTATATCAAAAATATCACTATATGTCAATAATTATTTTATACAAGAAAATCCGATAAGTCAGAATCGACTTTTACGGTACGTCTCTTGCGCTTCTTCTCTTCCTCAACATAGTTCTTAAATTCAGCATCCGCTTCCTTGACAATATCAATACGGTGTCGCAGAACGTCCACGAATGGAATTACGTTTGAGAAGTCAGCATCGGCCTCTTCCGGAATATCAAGGAAGTGTTCTACTCCAGCTTCTGAGATATACTTGAGTTTGATGTCCTGTTGTTTCTTCTCACGTTGAATTCTACGGAGGAAGGCGTACCAAGAAATCTGTGTGAAGTATGCAAATGCGTTAGGGTTACCTGTACGAGTAGCAGTCTCTACATTATAGTTTTCAATCGCCCTGAGACAGTTCTCCACAGCGTCCATAACCATCTCTTCACGATAGGTGTACCGAACAAAATTAGATTTGTGTGAGAGTCCTTCTGCGATCTTCAAGAAACATTCCGCAATATAATTAGGAACAATAGGCAACGAAGCTTTCGCACTACGGGCCTTTTCAACAGTTTTACAATATTCTACTACCGCTTGTGAAAAATCTTTGTTGTTCACATAATGCGGTTTTTCTTTTGGTTTCATCTGGTACTCCTATACACATTAGACATATTATATAACATTAACTATCTCATTGTCAAGCCCATATTCTGCTCGACTAACTCTTTGGCGAAGTTCAGAAGAAGAGAATCGGTGTGACCTTTCATTGAAGTACAGGTCAATATCTCTTCTCTTACATATGTCCTTTCCCGTGAAATCTTTCTCCCTGTACTCATCCCCAAGGATACGAACGTCTATATGATACATAGACAGGATATCCTCAAGGTCTTTCTCTGTAGAGTATGGAATGATCTCATCAACATAACCAACAGCCTTAAGCTGAGTGTACCGTTCAACAATGGTCTGGATGGGTTGATTCTTTTCTGGTCTATCTAGAGTGGGATCAACTTGCAACCCACAGATAAGATAGTCACACTGTTCCTTTGCGTTTCGTAACATCTGGACATGTCCTGAATGCAACAAATCAAAGGCAGAACATGTAAATCCAACTTTCATCTTGACAAATCCTCAAAAGTATGATATAATCTCTAAACTGCTTCAGGGGAGAATATACCCTAGTGTCGGGTAGGATTAAACGGAATCACGTTAGACGTATCCGAATCCCCTTTGAATGTATGCTCGGTTTCATTATAAGAATCTTCTGTTTTCAGATCATACATCTCTTGCAGGGCCTTCTTATACTCGACAAGCAATTCCTTAGGCGGTTCTGCATATCCAATAATCGCCCCATCCCTAATGATAGTGAACGAATCCGGATCATCCTGAAACACCATAAAGGCCTTAAAGGTATAGTACTTGTAACCGTTCTGAATCTTTGATACAATTTTTAATGCATGACGAATAGCGATTTCATCACTATCGACCTCATCATCAAAAACGTCACATACCAACTCTTCGCCAGAAACTAACTTTAGATGTCTTATCATTATACTATACCATTTTAATTGGGTAGACTTTGTATCTAAACCCTTCCTTAGTATATATCTTAATTCTTTCACCGCTATGATTGAGTGTAAAGTTACGATGACCCTTCACACTAAAATCATCAGCAATGTCAAATAACTTAGTAACAGAACCGTCATCACTTTTTCTAAGACCTCGGCCAATCGACTGAAGGACTTTGACTTGCGACTTACTAGGTGTAGCGAAAACGATATTGTGCAAATTACGAATATTGATACCAGTACTAAAGGTGCCAAGTGAGGCGACAATGATAGCATCTTTCTGTTTCTCCACTATTCCACGTATCTGTTCACGATCACTCGCATCTACCTCTCCAGACACATAGAAGACTTTTCTCCCTTCCTCAACAGCGTCATTAATCATATCAAACAAAACCTTTCCGTGTTTTTCCACGAATTGAAATAGTACCAGACTGTTCCCTTTCTGGTCAATGGCTAGGTTGCTTATGAACTTATTCCTACGTTCATTCTTTACGATGTAGTCAAGTTCGTCTTGATACGTCCAGTTCTTGGCCGTGTGACACACATCATTATGGTACTTAAGCAACAGTACCTTAATATCTAGGTCTGCAAGTTGTTTGTCTTTTTGCAGTTTTACGGTGGTGGTTACCTTAAAAACAGGCCCGAATAAACCTTCCAACACCAGTTTGTTTGTCTCTGTGCCGTCTAGCGTACCCGTAGTACCAAACCGATACTCTGCGTTTCGACACTTGTCCATCAAAGTAGAAAGAGATTTTGCCTTGAATAGATGGACTTCATCTCCGAATATACAAGGGAACTGTTCGAACCATTCTGAACCCAACTTGTAGATAGACTGCCATGTTGAGATGATGATACGTTTATCTGTTTCTTTATCTTTACCACTGTATATTTTATGAATCAAATCTGACTCATAACCATAGTCCGCAAAGTCCTTATGCATCTGTTCTACCAGAGACGTTGTTGGTACAACAATAAGAAC